TCATTCAAATAAACATAGTCTTTCTGGTACTTCCCTTCTGCGGTCTCAATAATTACTTCCAGTTCATTTGAAGAGTTATTCTTCAGTGCAAATGTTCCTGTCAATTCCAACAGGATTGTATCTGTTCTGGCATTCAAAACAGTAAGTTTTCTGGTTACATTGAAGTTATCTGCCTCCTGTGAAATGTTCGCACTCACCTGGTCAGCTTCTGTGCAACCAGTAGCTACAAAGCACACCAGGATTACCAATGTCATTAATACTGCAATTCTTTTGGTTGCTCTTCTTTTCATTTTCCCTATCCTCTCTTTCTTAAAAATGAGTACAAAAATAACACGTTTTTCAACGTGCTATCATTGTTTTTATAACTTTATTAACAATTGTCAGTCGGAAATTACTTTTTCGATATCATCCATAGTTGCGTTAATAGTATCCCAGTCAGCAGGCGAATCCCCTACATCCACAAGGAAATGTGTATCATCTAATATCTCAACAACTGCTGCCTTCCGTCCATCTTTCAGAAGGACTGTATCAAATTCTTTTATATGCATTTACTTTGCCTCCTTAATGTACGTACTGGTCATAGATACTACATTATCTTCTTTTTGGATCCATGCAACAATTACATTTGCTGGTGTGTCCTTAAGACCATACAAAACCATTTTCTGTTCATATCTATCACCAAATCCTTCATTTCCTTTGAATGTGGCCGGATACTGCGTTGTGCCTTCTTTCAACGCTTTCTGAAGTTTCTGCCAATTATCCATTCCATAGCCCAAGCGATCTGTAAAGGCTCTGCCCTTAGGATAACCTTTCTCACTGTTCTCATCAAACAGATATTTCGTAAACTTAGGCTCTGGCAAAATTGCGTTTTCTGCATTCGGCAGTTTCAACTCCGGATGCTGCAGAAGCTCATTCCTTCTCTGGTAATCCAGCTTCATGAATCCCCATTTCTCAGGTTCATTATACTTGATTTCCTGGAATCCTGCAAAACTTTTTGGAATTTCTTTTCCCAGGACTTTCTGATAGCGTTCATACTGTTCCCGGTCTGATGCACTGTTCTTAACAGCTTTCTCCTGGGCTTCTGCCTTGGTATTGCCTTTTACGTATTTTTCATACCACTGATCGTAAGTCATGTTGGATGGCACCGTCTCTATACGACCTGTAGCCGGGTTATAGGCGCTTCTTTTCATCCGGGCAAGAGTTTCTTCATCAATGATGCTAATGGTGGTGGAACGGCACCAGGGATGCATGGGCGGGTAGTTCTTTCCTGCCTGCCTTTCTGATAGAGGAAATACTTTCCCATCCAGTTTCCGGCATATCTCACTGGTGCGCAGGTCCAAGGTTGCTAGATATCGGTATTTTTCAACACCGCATTCCTCATAGCCCCTGGCTGTAAGCTCGCCGGCTACAAAGCAGCTCTCTGTCCTCACCAACCGCCTTGCCTGGATAGCTCCTGTCCCGAATTTGTTTTCAATGATCTGCGCTGTTTCCCGATCAGTACGGCCAGTGAGAAGACTGACCAGCATTTCTTCCTTCAATGCCTGTGCCAGATTTTCCGTATTCTTCCAGATACGCTTTGAATAATGCTTTCCTGACCAGTTCATCCGCAGGACTTGTTCAACCTGCTTCTGGCTGATATGCGAAAAGCTGAATCCAAGGCCTGTACGTTTCTGGATATTGTAGATAGACTGGTAATAGGCTTTCTCCCCCAGATCACGGAGGAAACTGGTATCAAACTGTTGTTCCTGATGATAGACGTTTTCCATTACCGCATCAACCTGTTGCAGCAGTTCCTGCAATCTTTCCATTCTGGCACGGTACGCAGGAGCTTCCAGCTCCCTTAACAGTTCCTCTTTGTTTTTTTCTGAAAAATCCTTGTTCTTTAAAACCTGTAACAGCTCATCCAGAGAATTCTTATCCTGCACCGCATCCAGCATCCTGCGGGCTTCTAGCTCTGAAAGCTTATGCTTTGTCATATATTTTTCAAATATATCCTGCGCATCAAACACAAGCTGCATGGAAGCGCGCCTGTATACTCTGGCAATCAAAGCGGCCACAGCTTCGGCGTCATCCATATTTTGATATAGATCCCAAACAGCGCGGTCCTCCCAGTAAGTACTCATTCGGCATCATCCTTTTTAGTTTTATCACCCGGTGGGTGCTGATCTGGATTGCCATCTGTTGGAGGTGTGTTCTCCTGCATGCCAAAGACCTCCTGCTGCCGTTTCAGGTTCTCTTCTGTCTCTTCGTCCAAAGCTTTCAGTTCCTCGTCCACATCATCCACAAACGGTACCTGGGACAGTAATGTCTTTCGGCTTACCTTTCCCCACAAGTTTGCCACAATCTGGGATATCTCTAGCAGATTCTTCGGAAGTGCCCTGGTAAAAGTCATTGTGATCCCGGCCGGGTCCACGCTCTTACCATGGAGTGCCAGATAATTGCAAAAAATCCGAATGCGCTTTCTTAAACCTTTTCTGTAATATCTGGTCTTTATCTTGGTGATGTTCTCCATGCCCAGGAGCTTAAACTCCATAGCCACACCAGACACGTTTCCACCAAAGGATTCATCCGACATGCAGGGAATATGGGAAAACTTGTGGATATCCTGCTCAATGGCTTTTTTCAGTATTTCCACTCCGGATTCATCAAATGTCCTGGTCAGATACTCAGCCTTAGATGTATCAGGCATTTCAAGTACCTTGTACTTTTTCAGCCTTTCTTTTGCCTTTTTGATGTTCTGGTCTTCCTCTTCTGTACCAGGCTCATCCTCATCTGAGAGCAGCGTACCATAAATGGCAAGGATGGCGTCAATGAACTGCTCCTTGTCTGTGATGCGATCGCTCATCAGCGCGTTGTATGCGTCGATTAGCGGAATCTGAAGCTCAAAGTCGCCGATTGCCAGCTTATTGTTTAGATACTCAATAATCGGGATTTCTCCCAGGTAATGAGGGACCGGCAGTTCTGTTGTCAGCTGTGGTACTTCATTATTCTGAATGTCCAGCTCATACTTGTAATTCGGCGTCAGCACGGTTGCTATGTAATGCTCCGGACCTGTCCCCGAATCATCTTTCCGGACATAATAATAGACAGCAAAGAGCTCGTTTTCCTCTATGCTGTCATCTTTTACCATGAACGTATTTTCCGGGGACAGGTTCTTGGTCAGTAGATTATTCTCATTTTCTTTCACATACACATATTCATAAGCCAGGCCATAGATGGAAAGATCCAGACCATTATCACCGTCAGTCTCATCTGCCCCTGCTGTCTCCAATGAATCTGTCAAATCCTTTATATCAGCATCTGACTTATAAGTAACAGGATTTCCGATAAAATAACTGCTGGCTGTGTCTGAAATGTCCTTTGCATGGTTGCATACCAGCCTGTTTTCCCGCTTGGCATCTTCCAGGATCTTATGTTTCCCCTGGTAATAAGCCATGTTCTTTTTCAGATCTCCAACCTGGCTGATGTGCTTACTGATCAGCTGACGGATGATCCTTTTATCCGGTGCCCTCTCATCAAATTTTTCTCTTGGAATTGTAAATATATACATCGTGCTCACCTACTTATCTCTCTAAATCTTGCCGCCTTGCTGCCAAGCACAGTACTTACAAAGTAACGTACAGCATCACAGCTGTGATCATGCTGCTTAACAGGCTTATCCTCGCCGTGCTCCAGGGCTTTTTCATCCCAGATATAGGATGCAAATTCTTTGATGGTTTCTACACAGGAGCTGGAGAACTTCAGCAGTTCCAGATTCAGCAGCATTCCTACCAGGCGGATTCCATCCAATACATCATTGTTCGCTTTCAGGACTTTGTATCCCCGCTTGCGGAGCTCTGCAATGAAAGAAGCGGCAGATGGATCCACGATAACAGCTTTTATCTTTGTTCCGTCCAGCCACTTTTTTAAATCATCTGCATATTCAGAATCTGTTTTCTGTCTGCCCTTGTCTCTGCCGGAATAATAGTATTCCCGGATGCAGTACCACACTCCATCCCTGCCTTTATTCCAGAGCAAGAAAACCGTGGCATTCTGAGTACCATAATCACAGGAAACATATCTGTTGCCATTGATCAGAAGCTGGAAGAAGTCTTTGATATCTCGAACGTGCCTTGCTTCATCGAACATATCATAAATGACGCCCTCGGCTGCTGCCCATAGCCCCAGAATATACCGCTTGAAAAAAACGCCAATGTACATGCTGCGGTATCTGGCTTTTATCTCTTCATTCAAGGACAAATTATCGTCCATGGTGAAATGCAGATACAGAAGCTCTTTCAGTCCTGGATCCTTGCCTTCTGCTTTTGCCTTCTGGCGGATCTTTCTGACCTGTTCTTTTCCCAGATATCCGGTAGATTTGTCAATCCAGTTGACCTTAAACCAGTGATACGGTCCATCCGGGTTGCAGTTGAACCAGAACTTGGAGCCTTTCACAGAACAGCGTCCTGTTGCCTGGTTGACAAAGGATTCCGGCATCAGCGCAACCTCGTCAAAGAAAACACCAGCCAGAGTAATACCCTGAATCAGGTCCTGGGAACGTTCATCCTTGCCGCCAAAGATGTAAAAATAGTTCTCAATACCATTCTTCCGGATGACCACCAGGTTATCTACCCTGTGATCGGTGATTGAATATCCTCTTGATCGGAGCATGAGCTTAAGCCAGAACAGAACATTTCGCCTGAAAGAACCGATTGTCTTTCCACACATGGCAAAGTTCTGACCTGCAAAACTGCTCATTGCCCACATGACAAATGACAGCGACATGCTAACGGTCTTTCCTGATCGGATAGCTCCATCTGCTATGATTCCATCTTTGTCATGAACCGGGGAGGTCTTGCACCACCAGGTAAGAACTTGTTTCTGTTTCCTGGAAAACGGGGAAAAATGGAATGTTTGACCACTCTGCCTGCCCTTTCGATTCTGCTTCATCTGCTGCAGGCGTTTCTTGAGGCTGCTTATTTTCTCATACATCCTCATCACCCCAGACAGATTCTGCTACCGCATTCATTGCATCCAGGAAGCCGTCATCCGCTTCTTCCTCGTTCTGGCCGTCCTGTTTCAGAAGCTCCAGCTCGAACTTCATAGTTTCAAGCTCCAGGTGAGCATCATCATAGCCAAACTTATGCAGGGCTTCAATTGCTCGCTGGCGTCTGGCTTGAACTCTGGTAAGAGCATCTTCAATGGATTGGATCTGGCCAAGAATACCCTCGTATTCCCTCAGAAGAGTTGGCTTGCCTTTTTCTGTACCGCGTTTGTACTTTGTAACAGACATACCAGAAGGAGCCTTTCCAAACTCTTCGTCCTGTTCTTCCGG